CGCGTCATCTACGTTGAAGCTTGACGCCGTCCGTTTGTTCGGTATTCTTGTCTCAGTCAAGGCAACTTATCGGCCCTGCCCATCCGGCGGCGTCCACCCACGACCCACGCCAGAGCGCGAAGCCCAGAAGTAAGCCGAACCCCAAGGTTCGTCACACTCTCTGAGGATCGCGCATCATGAAACTCAATCGAATCAAGCTGCTCGCGCTTGCGCGTAAGCAGGGATTTACCGGCACCGATGATCAGGCCCTTGCTTGGATCAAGTCGAATCTCAGCATCGAAGGTCAAGACGGCAAGCTACTCACCGACGCCGAAATCGACGCCGCATGGAGTAGCAAGCCTCGACTCAAGATGGCGGACGACGGCGACGACGCGGGCAGCGATGACGCTCCCGCCGGTCGCAAGGCTCAGGGCAACGACGACGGCGACACCGTCACCATCACGAAGGAAGAGGCCGCGCAGCTCCGCGAACTCAAGTCGCAGAATCGCCGTCACCAGCGGGACGAATCCGACTTCAACGGTCGCCTCGCGGGAATCCTCGAAGGCGAGAAGCGGATGTCGATCCTCAACTCGCCCGACGGGTTGAAACGTTTCACCGCTCGCAAGGATTACGAGCGCAAGGCCAACGCGAACAAGACCGTGTTCGCCACGGCGGATCAGGCCGAAGCGTTTAACGCTCACCTGCGTTACCAGATGGCTCGCAAGGCCAATCAGGATTACAAGGGCAAGCAGTTCGACGTTGATGTCATCAAGGCATGGGGCAACACCGTCAACGAACTCGGCGGAGTGCTTGTGCCGCAGGACTTTGAAGCTGTCTTGCTCTACGCGACCGAGGCGTACGGCGTCGCTCGCGGCGTCGCAAACGTGGTCAAGATGGTCCGCGAGACGAAGGATCAGCCGCGTCTCACGTCCATCCCAGACATGGCGCACGTCGCTCCAGGCGGCACGGTCGGCACCGGCGATGCTGGCACCGACAACGTCAAGCTCGTGTCCGACAAGATCGGTCTGATCTTGAAGTTCGACAGCGAGATCATGGAAGACTCTGCGATCAGCATCGGCGACACTGCCGCCAAGGTCATCGCCGAGGCTTACAACTACCGCTGCGATCGTGACTACTTCCTCGGCGACGGCACCGCCGGATATGGCGGTTTCAACGGTCTTGCCAACGCTCTGCGATCAGGCGCGTATATCAGCGGCTCGGGATCGGCATGGTCGAACATCACGAAGGATGACGTTCTCGGGTTGATCGGCAAGGTCGAGAATGTCGTGTCCGCTCGCCTGATGGGCATCTGTTCCCGCCAGTTCGCATGGCAGGTTCTCAAGCGTCTCGACACGGCAGCCAACCAGTTCCGCGAACTCACCAGCGAAATCGGTTGGGATGGTTGCACGTGGATGGGCTACAAGTTCCGCTACTCGCAGGTCCTGCCGATCGCCTCGGCGTCCGCGAGCAAGTGCCTCTACTTCGGCGACTTCCAAGGCGGCTCGATCTTCGGCGAACGCCGTGACCTGCGTATCGAGTCGAGCGACCAGGTCTACTGGTCAACCGATCAGATCGGCACGAAGGCAACCGCACGCATCGCCGTCAACATCTGCTCGGACGGCCGCAGCGGCACCTACGGCAACATCGTCGCCCTCAAGACCACCTGATTCATCTGCATCGCTGGGGATCGCCTTTGGTGGGCGGTCCCCTTCATTGCTTCGCCTCGGCGGGGCAACACCACACAAAGAACACAAGGGGCTATCAAGCCATGAAAGAGACACAGAATCTCACCTTCCACAACGCTCTGTCTCCGCAGTCGCTCAACAGCGCTGCAGGCACAACCACCACGAAGGACGTGACGGGCTATCGCTATGCAACCGTCGTCGCCAAGTTCGGCGCGGTCGGCGGCGCGGCCACCGTCATGAAGCTCACCGAATCCGACGACGACAGTTCGTACTCGGATATCAGCGGCGCAGTGTCGTCGGGATCGACCGGAAACGGGCGCCTTCCCCAGACCGGCGACGCCAACAAATACTTCATCTGGTACGTTCGCCTTGGCGGCACCCGAAAGAAGTACCTCAAGCCTGAGTTCACGTCGGGAACCACAACGCTCGTTTCGATCGACGTGATTCTGTCGGACTCGCTGATCAGTCCTGACACGATCGCCGAGCGTGGCGTTACCTCGCAGATCTTCGTCTAACCACCTTATCGCTGCGAGCCGCTGTCCTACCGGGCGGCGGTTCGCATTTGCTCTCCAACCACGCACAAACCGGGTGCATCGTCATTCGCAACAAGCGGATCGGCGGCGCGCCGTCCATCAAAACCGGGAGTGGCCATGCAAACGAAAGTGAGTCGGATCGGTGCAACTGTCTTGTTTGTCGCCATGCTCGCAATGAGCGTGCTGAGCTTGCTGCCAAGTCGAGCCGAGGCGCACGCGCCAACGACGACGGTAGACAGCAGGCTGAACGCGGTTGACCAGGGCGGCTTTGTGCCGATTTCCGGCGTGTCGAGCTGGGTGACGGCAAACACGCTCATCAATACCGCCGACGCCGCGACGGTCACGAACCCGCAAACGCAGGTTACGCGCACAACCACGCCGATCATCAACCGCGCGGGCGGCACGGTCCTCCGCGTGCGCATGGCGTACAACGCGAGCTTGACGGTCTCGCAGGCTCCGATCGTCAAGGTGTTCGGGCGCACGGGATCAACACAGACTTGGCAGCTTCTCAAGTCGGCGGCGGGCAATGTCCGCGAGACGCTGACCACGGCGGCTACCGATGTGACCGACGGGACGTACGACTACACCACGCCGGATCAGACGGTCCATTCATGGGACTGCGACGGCTGCGAGCAACTTCTGATCGTCGTCGAAACCGCGCTCGCTGGCACCGGCACCGTGTCCGACGCGTTTCTCCAAGTCAAGTTCATCTGAGTGACCAGGGCGCATGGACGCGCCTCTTTCAAGGATTCCCGCGATGCGAGCAAGAAGCACACCAACGGATATTCGTGCGTACACGTTCTTGGCGGCGTTGATTGTCTTCGCGCTTGCGGGTCTGTTTTCGGAGTTTGGGCCGAGCGAGGCCGACGCCGACAACCGCAACCGCTATGTGCCGACGCCGTACGCGCGGCCAGTCATCGACGCGAACGCGATGGGCGCGATTCCCGATGACGGACTGAGCGACACCGAAGCGATTCAGAAGGCGCTCGACGCGGCCAACGCGGCCGGCGGCGGAACGGTCTTCCTCAAGCCGGGCCGGTATGAACTGACTTGGGAAGGCGCGTACACGACTACATGGGAAGGCGCGGGATACACCCACAAAGCCGCGTTGAAGTCCGGATCGAACACGGAGATATCTGCGGTCGGCGCCGTTCTCGCACTGGCCAACCGTGCCGATTGCATCCTGCTCACCAACTCGGATTGGATCAACGGAAACAGCAATATCACCGTCACCGGCGGCGAATGGGACGGAACGCTGTGGAAACAGTTTCAGTATGCCAAGAACACGGCTCAGGGTGGAGCGGGCCCGTACTGGAACGGGCACGGAGTTGTGTTTGTGTCCGTCGATCGCTTGCTTGTGCAGAATGCGAAGTTCGTCAACCACACCAAATACGCGTTGATGGTGCAGGGGTGCACGCGATGGGCGGTCAACAACACCGACTATGCGACAGACTCGGACGGCACGCACATCGGCGGGCCTTCGTTCATGGGCAGGGTGCAGGGTTGGACCGGCACTTGCCGCGCGGCGTATTGGAAGGTCAGCGCCTCGGGCGGCTCGGGGACGTTCACCCGCGGCGAGCTGATCACGCATAGCAACGGGGCGACCGGCTACTACATCTCCGAGTCTGGCGGCTTCGTCACGATCCGCCGGTTGACGGGCACGTTTGTTGGCAGCGGCACGATTACCGGCGTTGGCGGCGCCACGCGCAACGCCACGGCCATTACCTTCACGCTGACCTATGACAACAACATCCCCATCATCTCGGATGAGGACCCGGTGTACTACAACAACTACGCGGCACCGTGGGTGCGTCTGACGGTAGCGGGAACGACCGGCCTGTTTGAACTTGGCGAGACAGTCACTCAGGCGGGCAGCGGCGCCACGGGGACAGTGAAGTTTGAATCGCTGGAGGATGGATACCTCTACGTCGTCGCGACGTCGGGCACGTTCAACGGATCTGGCACGGTCACGGGCACGGTTGCCACGCGAACAGTGTCGGCAGTCGCTCAAACCTCGCGGCCCGTGAACAGCATTTTGATTAGCGATTATCAAGCGGCACCGACGGGCACGGGCCAGCCGTTCCGCCTGAGTGGCCACGCCGAAGACATCATGTCCGATATCACCTATCAGAACGTCAAGGGCAAGGTTGTATACGGCGACGGCTTCACATTCGGCGACGACGTGACGGGCGGCGCGGCGTTGCTGGGTTCGATTCAGAAGCGAATCAAGTGCGTCGATGTCGCGCTGCAGTTGCCGACCGGAAGCAACGTATTCAACATCACCGGAAGCGGCGTCAAGTCGATCGACATCGACGGCTTGAACATGGTGAATCCGAAGGCGAATGCGGTCTACTGCAACAACGGATCGGCGGGCGGATCGCTGGTCATGGACTCGCTCGGCATCCGCAACGTCAAGACCAACGGCACGGACCGAGCGGTGTTCACCATCGCATCGGGTGCCACCGTCAACAAACTATCGTTGCACAACGTCGAAGGCGTGATGTCCAACGACGCGGGCAGCAACGCGGGCACCATCATCGGTGTCAGCGGCACCGTCGGCGACATCCAGCATTCAAACTGGAACGTGACCAGCACGGTGACGGGCGCGGTAAAGGGCATCGTCATTAGCGGCGGCACGGTCAACAGCATCGTTGGGTTCAACACGTCGATGAGCGGCCCCAACGTCAACTTCCTCGAATACACGAGCACCGGCACGATCACCAAGTTTGGAAGCTGGTCTAACACCATCTGGACGCTGACGGGAACGACGACCGGCAAGCACCTCGTCATGGTGTCGGGCACGCCGACGCAGCGGCTGAGCTTCAACAACATCACGCTTACGGGCACCAGTGCGACAAATCTCAGCTACGGCTGGCAGATCGACTCCACGAACGTCCAATACATCAACGTCTCCAACCTGTTCTCGACGGGTGCTTGGCTCTACACGTTCTCGGTTGGTGGTACGGCTGGCCTGCTGGTGTCCAACATCTCCAACTGGACGCTGTGGGATACCACGGGCTTGAAGGCCCAGAACGACTCCACCGTCCGCATGAACATCAACGGCATGTACCACCATGCCGCAGGCACGGCCATTGACTGTGGCGCTGGTGGCGGCACAGCAACAAACGTGTTCCTGTCGCTCAGCAACGTCGTATACGCCGGGTCTGCAAACTTCCTCAAGGCACAGACCAAATGCACGGTTGTCTGCAACCTCAGCGGGTTTGAGATGCCCTCGGGTACAAGCGGTACGGCGTTCCTGACGGCTTCGGCGGCGTCGGGCAATCCTGGCGACTTGCGAATCACAGGCGCAGGGGCGGTCACTGTGACGGCAGGCACGCTCATCAATCGACAGACGGGCACGGTGAACGGAATCCTCCGCGTCAATCACCCCGACTTCAAATGTGACGCGGCGGTCCTCACTGGCACGCAGGGCGATCGCGTATGGAGCACCACCACGGGCGGCGCGTTGCTTCCGGCGACGGCCGGTCCTGCGGTCTGCGAGCTGGGCGGGGCACCCGCAACGGCGGATTGGGATAAGAGCGGTCGGGCGTTCTAATCGGGGCATGATCCATGGCGCTGACAACCGTTGCCGACTACAAGGTGCACGCCAAGATTTCTGGCAGCGGTGAAGACACGCGCCTCGCGGCGATTCTCGCGGCAGCCGAAGCATGGCTCTGCCGTCGGACGGGCCGCACGTTCGTCCAGGCGAGCTACACCACGATCCTTGACGGCAACGGCGGCGAAACGCTGCTACTCCCTGAGCGGCCCGTAGCGTCGATCACCAGCGTCACGGAGAAGTTCCCCGACGGGACCACGGCGGTTCTGGATTCCGACACCTACCGATTCGAGGCGAACGGGCTGCTTCGCCGCACGTTCATTGGGCGCTCGAGGTTCGTGCGATCGACGGCGGCGACCTGGCGGGCGGACGTTGACGACGGTCGCGGCTTCGGCAACCCGTACGTGTGGACCGAGGGGTATCAGAACTTCACCGTCGTTTACAGCGGCGGGTTCGCGACCATCCCCGATGATCTCAAGTACACCATCTACCGACTGATCGACTGGTTCTACAAGTCCGCCGGCGAAGATCCGACCATGCTCTCGGAGAGCATCGGCGCGTATTCGTACACGCGCGCGCCCGCGACTGCGGACATGCCGCCCGATATCGCATTGCTTGTGCGAGCTTGGGAAGGTGCGCCATGAGAACGCCCGGGCACCTGTTTACAAAGACCGCGACAGTCCAGACCCCGACGCACACCACCCAGGGCGACGGCGGCACGGACACCAGTTTCGCGAGCACCTATTCAAACGTGGCGTGCGACATTCAACCGGCGTCGTCGTCGGACAGTTTGCGTTACCGCGTGGAGTTGGGGTTGCGGGTCAGCACCGGCTATTTCTACCCCGACCTCAACACGGGTTCGCCGGTTGCGATCCTCAAAGACTGGCGGATCGTTTGCGAGAACAAGGTCTACCGCGTCGTCGGCGATGCGATGGACCCGACCGGGCGGGGCATTCTGCAGACCTGCACACTGGAGGAAACGACTTGACCAGTGTGCGCCTCAACTTCGACGGACTGCCGAACTTCGAGCGTGCGGTTGCGGCTGGGCTGTCGGCGGGTCTGGATGCGGCGTCACAGGTCATTGCAGGCGAAATGAAGCGGGGGTTCTCCAAGACGGCTCGCGGGGTGGCAAGTGCACCGGGAACGCCACCGGGCGTACAGCGTGGCGGTCTGCGGAACAGCATCGCGGTTGCCAAGTCCGGGGCGCTCTCGCGGCGGGTTGGCACGAACCAGCCCTACGGCCGCATTCAGGAGTTCGGCGGGACGATCCGGGCGAAGAAAGGTTCGTTGCTTGTGCCGATTGGTCCGCTGGGGAGAAGGCTCGCGGAGACGGGCACCGACGTGCGGTCGATGGACCTGTCGGTTATCCGCCGACCCGGTCGGCCGTCGCTGCTGGTTCAACTGCACACGGCGCGGCGCGGCAACGTCAAGGGCAAGGGGAACGGTCGGGCTGCCATGACTCCCCTGTTTGTGCTGTTGAAGCAGGTGACATTGCCCGCGCGTCCATGGGCGAATCCCGCCTTGAACCGGGCGAAACCGAAGATGCGCGACGCATTCAACCGCTACGCGAAGATCCGAATCTATCAATCGCTCGGGGTGGCGTCATGAATAACAACGCCATTTGTACCGCGATCGTGGCGAGGCTCGAAGCCGATCAGGGCGCGGGCTGCCTGTTCGCGACTGGCGGAGCGCCGGGACTGATCAGCGCGGTGTATCGCAACATGGCTCCGGCGAATGCCGCCATGCCTTACGTCGTCTTCGACTGCAAAGACGAGGCGACAGAGAACACGTTCACCTCAGACGTCTTGCTTGTGCGCATCGCGTTTGCGATCTTCATTCCGACGACCAGCGGGCCGAACGTGATGGATGCGATTCTCGACAGGATCTACGGCGATGCGTCGCTGCAATCGTCGGGGATTCCAAGCTACGGCCTGCATCGGCATCAGCTCAATCTTGCGACCGGCACTTGGACCGGCGGGACTGTCATGTACACGGGATCAGAAGACGATTCGGACCGGGACAGATTCGTCGCGGTTCCGACGTTCCAGATGTATCAATCCAGGCAACCAGCCTGACGGGAGATTCGGTCATGGGCTATCCGACAATCGGCGCAACTGGTGCAGTTGAATCATGGGGCACGGCTGGGGATGACGTGTACCAGCTCGTCAGTGCCGCGATCGCTCCAATGGAGTTCTCGCTTGACCTGTCTGCGGCGCAGCTCGACGACACCGCATTCAGCGGAAGCGGCGTTTCTGCGATGACTCAGAAGGCGGGCCTTGCCGAGTGGACGGCCACGATTACCGGCTACTACCCGCGAGCGACAAAGAAGATCGGCAACGGCGGACTTGTGACGTTCGCGGCCGGCGAGGTGTTGCACGTCAAGGGTTGTGATCTCAACATCGAGGCCCAAGAAATCGACATCACCGAGTTCAACGCATCGCCGGTGTTGTGGAAGTCGTTCCGCCCAGGTCCTTACAAGTGGGGCGGCAACTTTGAAGGGTTCGTCGATTCGGGAACCAACGTCGCGGGCATCACTGCGGCGGGCACGGCTGCGAGCGCGGCGACGTTCAAGCTGACCGAGGAAGGCGCAACCGATTCGTCCCTTGCGGGAAGCATCTTTGTGCACGGCCTGAATGTCGGCGTTGCGGTTGGCGCGAACAACCCCAACACCAAGAAGTATGCGTTCACCGGATCGGGTTCGCTGGTTCACACGTTCCCGAGCGGTCTGGGTCTGCTCGGAACAACGTCGCCACACACGATCATCATGCCGATTTGGGATGGTGACGGAGACGGCGTTGCTGATCGGACGTTGACGATGAAGGCAGACTCGGGGCGCACGTACGCGGGCGCGGCGTTCTGGAAGTCCCTGTCGATTTCGACGACGTTGAACGACCTTATCAAAGTCGTCATCGGCGTTCGTGGCTCAGGCGCGTTGACCATCGCATGAATCGGAAACCGGGAACATCATGGGCGGTTGGTCGGCTTCGTACTCGCGAGCGAGACGATCGCCCACACTACCGCCACGCCAGCGCCAGCCAGAAGCAGCGGCCGGGTGACGTTGTTGAACATCTCGTCGCCGGGAGTGGGCTTGGGCTTGTCAGATTCAAGAATTCGGGCGGCATCGCTGTGTCCGAACTCGGCGTCGTGTTGCGCTTGAAACATGCCTTGCACCACCACGATCACAAGCACCAGGGCGGCGATTCCGACAATGAGTCCGGCAAGAGGTTTGGGCATCATGCTTATCAGCGTATCGAAATGACTCCTCAACACAATACCGAAAGGGGTCCGTATGCCTCCGTCCGGTAATGGTGTCATTGGTAATGCCGTGATTGAAGTTACGGTCGATTCCAGCCGGATCAAAACCGGCATGGATTCGGCCTCAACGTCGGTAAAAACGCAGGCCGCGAAGATCGCGGCGGCAAGCGATCAGGTCGGGGCATCGGCAAAGAAACAACTGACAGATTTTACAGGTGGCATTGCTCGTTTTGGAGCGGTTGCCGGGACGTTCTACACGTTCCTGCGGGTTGGTCAGCAAATCGGCGAGATGCTCAAGACTGGCACCGATCGTGCCCGCGAGTTCACCGACGCACTCGACACCAGAAACGCGAGCGATGCTCTCGCAAAGGTGAACGCTGAGATTGCGCAGATTGAAGGGCGAATCGACTTCGCTACTCGCAAGCCCGAAGGATACATCTACAACCTCATGTTCGGCGACACGCCGGGCAAGATGCAAGAACAACTCGATACGCTGCGAAAGACTGCCGGAGTTCTCCAGACGTTTGAGAACGCCAAGACGCAAGCGGGCAAGAAAGACGCGGCGGGCAAGTCGGCGAAGGAACGCCTCGACGCCGAAGCAAAGACCGACGCAAGCCTCCGAGAGTCCGCCAAGCGAGACGCAGACGCGGCGGTTGTCCAAAGCCTTGATGGTGTCGAGCGAGTCAACGAAGAAGAACGCCAGTTCTTCGCAGAGATTGAGCAGCGACGCCGCTTGTCTCAGGACCGCGAGTATCAACTTGCACTTGGACGCTACAGCATCGCCAAGCAGCTCTATTTCATCGACCAGCGTCGGACGGTCGAAGCCGAGAAACAAGCAAAGATCGACGCCGACAAGAACAAGGCCGCCGAGGAATCTTTGCGCCGTCAAGAAGACCTCACCAACGCAATCAACGGAATCAAGCAGTCGAGCATTGACCGCACGGCTGGACTTGTCACGTCACTTGAGAACCTGTCACAAATCGCCGGGCGCATCGAGCAAGGCGTAAGGGGGCTCCGCTAATGGCTGCACCCTATGAAGCATTTGTTTCCCGTGATTCTGTCTCGCTTGAGAAGAATGGCCAACGCACGGGCCAGCGGTTGTTTTACACCGACTACCGCGACCCAGTTGCGGCGGTTGCAGACGCGACGTACAGCGTGATTCCTTCGCTTTCTCCCCCGGCGACGTTCCCCGGAGACACGGCACTCAAGCTTGACCGCAAGACCGCACAGAAGCGAGAGGACGGCACGTACTCAGTCGTTTGCGACTACTCGACAAACAACAAGTTCACCGACAACACCGTCATCAAGACGCCGGGTGCGTTCTATTCGTGGCAAGGAAGTATGCAGACGGTCGAGGCGACCATCTACATTGCGGCACAGCGAAACATCAATCTTCCCGTAGCGCCGGGAACGACACCGGCTCCCGTCAAGGTGTGGCAGGGCATCCCCTACAAAATCCGCGAAAAGCGGCAGATTATCACCCTGACCATTCGCAAGACGGGCGTTACAACGGCGCAACCGTTCAACGACATTGCCAACCAGTACCAAACGCTGCACACGTTGGCGGGTCAGGATTGGCTGTTTGCTCAGGGTGACGCTACCCAAAGCAACCAAAACGAATGGGAGTTCACCTACCAATGGATTTTTGACGGCGGCACAAAGAAGCCGACCCTCGGAGATACCAGCCTGTTTGTACCAACTCCCGATGGGCTCGCGGCGTACACCAACTTCGCTCGCCCGCCCTACACCGAACTTGCCTACGTCGATCAGGATGATCCCGAGAGCGGACCCGGTGACACGTACACCGTGGCGCTGTATCCCAAGAACGCAAACGGGTGGCGATCGCTGCCCGGAATCTCGGGGGTGCCTGGTCTGTGAATCGCACCCTTCAAAACTTCGTCAACGGAGAGGCGATTACCCCAGTCGTCGGCGTGGTGAAGTCGGTACAAGGCCCCAACCCCGGACCGTGCGCGGGTATCACCTACACCCTGCTCGTCAACATGCCCGACGGTGGCGTGGTCGAAGTCGCGGGCGTCAAGCCGTCGCACTCTCGCCCGCGTGCGGCAGACATCGACGCGGCGGAAGTCGGCACGATGGTGTCGGGATACATCATGGCGGGCACGCTCTATATGACCATCCACGAGGATTACACCGGAGGCGGCTGCTAATGATCCCAAACCAACGATTCATCTTTCGCGGGTGCAATATCAACCAACTAGGTTGGCTCACTGACAACACCGGGAGACAGGTCCGGCTTGACGTGGCGGACAAGACCGTCGCATCGTTCCAAATCTCCAAGGTGACAGGCACATACGCGACGGCCGCGATAAGCACGTATCAGGGCAACGACGCGAACGACTATCACGTCGAGGGGATACCGATTACCGCGCCAAGTGCGGACCCGCGTGTCATTCACACCGGGGCAATCGACGTGTCGGGGTACGCGAGCATCGGATTGCAGGTGAAAACAGTTGAAGGCGGCACGGGCACGGTGGACGTGTTCGCTTTGGTCAAAGAAACAAACTCGTAAGGAGGCGGAACAATGGCGGTTGCATATCTCAACGACGGGGCGACCTCGCTCGCTGCGGCAAACTGGACGGACGCGACAGGGTTCGCAAACGCGGCGACCCTCATCATCGACAAAGGTTCCGCGACCTCGTTTACGAACGTCGATCAGTCGGCGCTTGGCACGGGCATCGACTACCTGTATATCCGTCGCGGGTTCTCGGGCGCGTTGCAAGACGCGGCGGGTGCTCCGCTCAAAGTCG